GCTATAGCTTCTAGCTCGGCAAGCTCTGGAGCTACCATGCTGACTATAGGAGTTCCCCCGTTAACCGTTGCCTCCACCCTGTCTGCATAATAGTTCACAAGCACAGAGTATTTAGTATCAACACTTGCAGAAGACACTAGTGTAATTTGTACAGGCGCACCACCTGTATCCCTGTATCTGATACGTAGATCACCACTTACCGACACAAATATATGATGGAAGCCTGCAGCAGTAGTCCCACTAACAGCAGCTTGCTCCACTCCTGTTAATGTATCAACAACAACATCAGCCCCATAGCTAAACAACGCCCCTAGAGGCGTCCAAGGGAGAGCTGTGGCGTACATGTCTGTGCCGTTATAGCTGTAGACATTCCTTGCTCCTGTGCCCATAACGTCAGATATGACGTCTGTCATGGGTGAAGATATTACATCTGACATAATGCTCATTATTGTTTAATCCCTGCTATACTAATGTTAGCTGTACCTGTAGCTACTGTAAGTCTGATATGTGTAATACCGACTGCGTTAATGTTTTCGATATCATCTACTATAGTAGCTACGTTAATATATGATGCGTTGTCTGCTACTTTGATTTCCACAATTGTTGATGCATCGCTACATTGGATTGTGTGGAAAGTAGATGTTCCTAATGTCTCTGCTTCTACACCAGTTACGATAACCGGAGTGGCGCTAGAGATTGTTACGTTATATTTGTACATGTTTGTTTTTCCTGAGTTATAGTTCTGGTGTGCATAACAGTTGATATGCTCTAGCCCGGTCTTTATAGATACCCTTATTGATAGGTGTCTTATTCTTTAACCATTTGTTGTATGCTCTGTTCATCATAAACCGAGCACGTGATTTCTTTGTAAGCATGTAGTACTCCCTTAGATAATACGAGTCCACCAAATTAATCCGGTGCTCATTGTCCCATCTGCAGAACCACCACCACCTTGTGTTGGGAATTCTATACCTACATCAATCTTCAGTGTACCATCAGTAACGAGTACAATTATAGAACCACTCTCAGATGATGTGCAGCCTGTCTCTCCTGCAGAGTCTTTACATACGGATGCGCCTGTATCGTCACCTTGTAGGTTTAACCGGAAGTTCATGTGCTTTCCTGCTACCTGCTGCCAGATTATTAATTGTTTTACCTCATATATACCATTAGGTAATCCTGTCTCGTCTACTGCTACGAATATAGATTCCGGGTCACCTTCTGCAATAGCTACTGGTGTGTTTGGCATTTCCCAACCGCCAAACGGTCTGTAATCTGTAAATAGTACATCAGCCATACGGCTCTCCTTAATAGTATCCGACTAAGTTGTTACCCAACTCATCGACTAATTGATCACCTTCTTCTGTCACTAGGTTCCCTATACGGGCTATAGTGGATAAGGTGTTGAATACTGGTGCCTCGTCTACTGCACTCATTATATATAGTTGTACTGTCTGCCCTAGCAGCTCAGTCAGGTATATTGGTCCTGCTACTCCGTCCACGAACTCATGTGTAGCTGTGCTCACACGATGCCATTTGTATTTATCTATTGGTGGTGCTAGTGGACCTACCCACATTAACATGTCTTTAACGACCTCCTGTGAGGTGATTTCTAAGTATGTTCTATCTTTGTCGTGGGGTAATATCATTACGTCTGTGTCACTGCGTAACGCAAACGCATACGAGCGTAGGTTACTTACGGATGTTGCCATTTTTCCTACCTCTAAATAAGTGCGCCCGTAGGCGCGGATGTTACGGTGTCAGAACTAACAACTCGTCAACGATTGCGTTGATAAGTGCTTTGTCTGCTGTATCAGCTTTCTGATACGATGCTACGATTGCTGCAGCTTGTGCACGTACACGGACACCAGTAGTGGTAGTCTGTGTAGCGAACTTAGCTGTCTCAGCATTAGTAATTGATGTTGACATTTATTACTCCTTATTCTGGGATTACAATGTTAGGTCCATCTTCGTTACCATCGAATGTTCCGATAGTAGCTTTCTGACGACGCCATACGTTGTTCAATGATTTAGATACGTAGATCGCACGTTCTTCACCATCACCACCATCATTAGGTGCGTCTGATACTGCTACTGATGCGAACTGATTCCAACGGTCACGGACTACTACTGAGTCTGAATCGTCGTCTGTTACTGCACCAATTACATTGGCACCTGCACTTGCTACCTTTAGATCTGCTAAAGTAAATACTGGTACACTGGTTACTGAATCTGCCATGATAGGCTCCTTATTTATAAAATTTATGTAGGCCGATAGTCTGTGTATATTCGAGACTAGCTGCCCAGTAGGGTAGTGTGTATGTTGCGTGGTAGTGCGTAGCGTCATTATCTCTAGGTGTGTTAAGAGATTCCCATGCTATCCTGTAAGCCAGTTCCTTAGCAGGACCATCAATCATATCATCTGAGATATCATCATGTGTCCAACTGAACTGGTACGGTTGCCATACCACTTCACATAGGGTGTTCGGCCACTGCGGTAGATCAACTCGGTTGAGTGTTACATCAGCGACGGCACGTTGCCCTAAGAGACTTTCGCCTCGGGCTTCATGGTAGATGTTGGCTGCGAGGCAGCTAACGCCTTGGTCAACAAGACTATCTGCTTTGTTAATCTCCGTTGCTCCCGCCATTTGGAATATACTCCCAATGGTGAAGGCAATGCTAAAGCAAAGGCTAAGATTAGCCATAGCGGATACTCCTGTATTTCGTTATAGGTCTGTTCTACTGAATCGGTTATGTACTCTACTTGAGAGCTATCCCCGGTTTGTATCTTGACCATGTTATCTTCATCTAATGCTGTGTCGTGTTCACCACCAATCTTGGCGTCTACACTAACTGGCGTCAAACTCAGTTTCGGTAATACTCCCGAGCAAGAGGTCAAGAGGATCATCACTAACATTAGTATACATGCCATGACTTTCTTCGTTACTAGATTCTTCAACATCTGCTTCTCCCTGACGTATATGAGCCAGTGCTGTCTCCAACACATTTATAACCTGCTCCATTTTAGCATCAGGCATTGCTCTTGCTGTATTGATTGCATCACGTAATGGTATACGCAATGCGCTTGCCTTAGCGTACTCACAGAACTTGAAGTTCTCTTGGTACATGTAAGGTAGTTTCTCGTATGTGCTCATCGTCTGGTTCTCCTCGTTGATGGGCGTCTATTTACTGCATTACTTCGCACGATACCTACTTTACGTTGTGGTAGTGCACGTAGTGTGCTTTGTGCTTCACGATGCTCAGGTGCACCTGCTCCTGCCCAATCCATCATAAACTGGACTGACTCATTAGTGTGCTTCTGTGCCATACGTGTTTCTTCGTCGATAGCTATACGGTCTACCCAAGGACGTACTGCACCTGCCAAGGAGTCTATACGGTCATCATGGATTAGTGCACCTTTATCTCTACTCAGACGTGACATCTGGTTCCATAAAGTATACACGGTACGTTTATCAACTGGATACTTCTGTACCTGTGCGATATCAGCTAACCATACATCTTCATGTACGATTAATCTATGTCTACCTATTACAGGTTCTAGTGTATCAATTATACGTAGTTCTTTCTGACCTACCTCGTGTATGTCCTCTATCTGAGGTGCACCGGGGTGACCAGCTTCCTTATACTTACCTAGTAACACTGGCCTCCACATTTGTGCGAATGCCCCGTTACCATAGTTCTGCTCTACTTCTATTTTGTTTACTTGATGCTTTAACGCTAACATAGATAAGTCATCGAAGACTTGATCTGCGTAACCACCTTCTAATGCTAGCTGCTCCATTAGGAATACATAGCCATGTAGGAAGTACGTTACTGTTGCTACAGTTTCATCACCGTTCTTACCGCCTCCAGCCGGATCCACATAGATCATCTTGCCTTCATACTTATATAACTCTGGTGCTACCGTGAACGGTGCATACAGGTCTATACTCGGTGGGTGTCCCGGTATCTTTAACCGTTTGTCTTGATCAGGCATCCAGTTGATCTGGCCCGGTGCACTCTCCATACTAATAGCCATACTGATAAGATTCTTACTTTTCAGTGGGTATCTATCTGCATCCATTAACGCAGTGTTAAGCATGTGCTGTAGTTGGAAGTATGGTGTACCTTGATCTACTTCTTTCTTGACTAGTGAATGTTCTGGTAGGAGTACTGGATCAGTAACCTGCCCTTGATCACCTAATGGACCACCACCTACTTGTAACGAAGGATCATTTAGTATCCTTGAAAGTAGTAGCGGTGCTAGATGATCACCATAGTTCTCTAGTTGTTTCTGTGTCGGGTAACGTCCCGGCCATATTCTAATCTTGTAACCCCGGCCCGGTAATGCGTTGTATATCGAGTCGGTTGTTTGTGGTGTACCTAAGTAACAGATACGACCATGCTGACATATTGATGTGAAGTCACGTGATAGATGTTGTAGTTGCTGACGTTGTATCTCAGTCATACCATTCTTAGATGATTCTATATCATCAGGTACAAGTAGATCTGCACGACGTCCCTGCATGTTTGCTGTTACACCTATACAAGCTACTGATGGAGATTTCTCTGCACCCTTAAGC